TTAACGAGCGTTGAAGTAGATGATCACCAACTCCGCGACAAACTTCTGCTTGCCTCCGATATGCCAATCGGTGTTGCGCTCCGGATCCAGCTTCGACTTGTAGTCGTAGATCGTGAATACAAGGCCGTTGATCCTGCCGACCCACTCGGCCTTGATCTTGCCGTCCAGAGATGTTCCGAGCTGAGGCGCGCCGAAGACCCGGACGATATCCTCGTAACGCGTACCCTCCGGCAGGTAGCCCTGACAACCGGTGCCATCATGCGACACCCCGCCCATTTCGACCTTTAATTCGATCTCAGCTTTAACTTTCATTTTGCGCCTTTTTCTTTCCCCAGCCGGACTTCCATCTGGCCACCGCACCGGCCACGATCGCGTCAACCGCCTTCTGATCGCCGATATTTTTCAACACGTCCGCCAGCTCCTGCTTGTTGAGAACGCGGAAGTTTTTGACCCCGCGCTCCTTGGCCGCGAGCATAAGCTCGTTGCGCGAGGCCCCGGCATGCATAACGATCCCTTCCTTTGGTGATGCGGGAACCTCCGCGACCGCCTTTTTGCTCTCTGCGCTTTTCTGTTTCTTGGCTTTCTTAACCATTACAAGCCCTCCTTAAGTTTGCAATACAGGGTTTTTGATCGTCTTGAGCGCATGCTTCTTGGCATCCGAATACAGTCCGGTGATGAACGCAACTTTGCCGTCATCGCCCTTAAACGCCCAAGTGCCTTTCCCGGACGGCCGCTTGCCGTGCGTAAAGACATACTGATTGACTCCGCCGATTTCTTTCCTCATAGCACCGACTCCTGCAGTTTTCCGGTCACGACATCCAGCATCTGAAAGTGCGTAACGCCCGCATCCTTCCATTGCTGTTCGATCGTGATCGACCATTTGCCCAGTGGCATGACCCGCTGGATCTCCCTGAGACGCAACTTTGCGGCCGGAAGATGATCCCGCATCCGGCCCGACACCGGAATGTTTTCGACGTACGTTTCCTCGCCGCCGTTCCTAACGCTGATATACCGCGTCTTTTTTGCCGTCATGTTTTCACGAACCATAAACATCCCCTCCTTTCGAAGGTATAGGGCCATACGGTTTAATAGTTGGCAAGGCCTTTGTCTCAGAAATCTACCCGCACCCCAGCCTTGGCCCCGACCCCTTTTCGGTCGTCGGATTCCGCAAAACCGTAACCCTCGACAAAGGGATGAACCTCAAGCCCGGCCTGCTTCTCCTCGCGTTTCTGGTCGATCGTGACCTGCGCGCCCGGCTGGGCGATGATATGCGTTTCCTGCTTCGTGGTTTGAGTCGGCATGAAGAAAGCCTTATAAATCGTCAATCCTATAAGCCCGATCGCCGCGAACCCGATCGCATAGCGTGCGGTCTTGACCCACGGCAACCACTGAACAAAACTGCCCAGAAACTTGAGAATGCTAAATCTTTCGTTTTCCGCCATCCTGCACCTTGCCTTTTAGCCACAGATAAAAGAACATCCCCAGACCTCCGACCACCGCGCCCAGCGCGAAGGCAATAACCAGCTTAATCGTAATCATTGCGCCACCCCTTTCTTTAAATCCTTCCTCAGCTCATCTATCGCCTTGATGATCCGGTCATTCTCCTTTTCGATAAACCGGCTCTGCATATCAAACTCCGCCTTGGACACATAAAGAGCCCGCGGCATGTGAATCTCATCATTGGACAGATGATGAAACAGCTTCTCATCGATACGGTTGACCTGCGTAATGATCGTGCCGAGCATGAAGATAACGATCGTCACCAATACCGGCGTAATGAACCTTGTCCAGCTTCCTTCATTTTTCATAAACCTATCCGATTTTCTTGATGTCATCATCGATCAGCGCGATCTGCTCATCGATCTTCTCCCTGCGCTTCAGAAACATCTGCTTCGCAGTAGTCAAACCGTCCTTGGTCTGCTCCCGTTTTTCTCCGGAAGGATACGTCACGATCTTCTTGCCGTCTTTAAATTCAACTGTAGGTTTTGCCATTTGAAATCCTCCTTTTTATGCCTGTCCGCCGCGAACCGGCCGCACATAACACATATCCCAAGGCCTGTTCCAAGTAGTTTTATATCCGTCATACGGATACACGCACCATGCCCCGTCAACCCACGACGCACATATCGTCGATGACCAGAATGGTGTCCATTGATCAACCGGATATCCGAAAACCATCGGATCCCATGCAGGGTCATAACGTGAATGATCCACAATCGACATGAGCTCGTTAATATTGGGCATACGCCAGTCGTCATGCCCAGCAAAGAACAGGTCCTCGCAGGCATTAATTGCGTCATACCAGTACATAGACATCCCGAATCCGGCCATCTGCAGATCCTTAACCCACATTAAGCCGGTTGCCGTATCCATCACGGTGCCGTCCCCGTTGTCAATAAACCTCTGTCCGCCACCGATGGGATACCCCTTCTGGTAATAACCATCATCGCCCATCTGGTAAACCATCGTCTGGCCGGTTTTAGGCAGACCGCCATTCGTGACGATTTCATTGACCCGGGTAATGATCCGGTTCTTTTTCTGATGTTTAATATGATCCATTTTTCACCCTCCTTTTAACCTTCGTAAGTGACCGTAATTTTTCCGTCATCATCGCCTGCCTTTATCACCTTGAAATCCTTGATGTGATAAATTGACGGAAGCTCAACGATATCGCCCTCCTCCAAAAGCACGCCTGATACCGCGCTCGGATTCTGGCCGTTTACGAAATACCTCATCGCTCCGCCCTCGGCAGTAACCATCGCAAACGATGCCGACACACCGCTCGCCGGGTTATAAATCGCCGGGGTCAATGCCACGGCCACACTGCTGACCACAATCTCCTCATGATTGATAACTTTTGCCATTGCCGTCCCTCCTTATTTGTTCTTTAACGCTTCTATGATTTCCTCATTCTGCTTGGCCACATCCACCAAGACCTGCCCGACCTTGTAAAGCATGCGCTCGCGCCTGTCTGCCAGCTCGACCGGCAAGAACCCTAAAGCCTGCTCGCTTTCAACCGCGCATATCCGGCAATACTTCGTGACCGGAACCGTCAGCTCCTGATTAACCTTGTAGTGCGTGATCACGCAACTGTGGCAGGTTCGGGCATGCGGGCAATTTTTCCAACACCCGGTGTATTCCTTATCGATGTTCAAAAAGATCCCGCGAATAAACGGCCGCGCCTCAAAGATATTTCCCAGCTTGAATATCCGCGCGCTGGCCGCCCTGTGGCACGGATAAACGTCGCCGTTATCCAGAATCGCGATATAAGTCTTTCCGGCCTGACAGTATTCTTTCTCCGGCGGCACCTCATCGTTAACGATCTTGAGCGGCTTATCGATAAACGCGATCTCGATCGGCAGACCCTGCCGCTTGCAATACCGGCGATAGTGATAAATCTGCGTCAACTGATAGCGGTATTGCTCGACTGCCTCCGGCGTCCAATCCTCTTCCATAACCGCGTGATGCATGATCTTCGTAATACCCAGCTCATGCAGATACTGCACATTGATCGCCAGCCTCCCGACCGTCTTGGGCGTGAACGTCATGCGCACGCTCATGTCCGGCTTGATCGCCAGAATCTTCTTTATGTTTTCGATGATTCGCGGATAGTCGCCATGCCGGTATTCGGTATGCGTGATCTCATCGCCGTCACAGCTCACCTGAACCGCCATGCCCAGCTCGGCAAACTTCCTGAACACTGTCTCCTCAAAATACATGCCGTTGGTCGATATCGAAAACGTCGAGGCGTGCCTTCCGTCCTTATCCGGCGGCCACAGCTCCCGGACATACAAGGCAAGCTCGAGCACCGTCTGCGGATACAGTAGCGGCTCACCACCAAAGAACGTAATCTGCAGGCCCGCGGGGCTTAACTCCTTCATCCGGGCAAGAATCTTCTGTCCCTGATCCGCTGAAAGCACAGCCTCACCTTTAGGATGAAAACAATAATCGCAATTCATATTGCACTGCTCGGTGATGAATAGATCGATGCTTTTTATTTCGTCTTTGTTCTTACCGCCGACCACTTCTTCGTTAGACATGAACTCCCTCCCGTTTCTCTTTTTCCAACTGGATATATTTATCAATGACCTTGGCCAGAACCTTGTTCATGGCGCAATAGCCCGGCTCTGGATCGAGCATATTGCCCATATGCTCGAGGTTAAGGCCTAAACATTTATTGCGCGGGCATCGTTTGTACAGCTCGCAACTCTCGCAAAATCTTCCCAGATACTTCTCGCGGTTCTCATCGATCTCCCAGACATAATCCAGCTTCGAGTAATCGATACCGTCATAAACCGATCCCAGCCGGTTATGCCTACAGATATACATGTTGTCGCACTGCCAGATCCCTCCCTCGGTATCGATAAAAAGCCTCTCGAGTCCTGTCCGGCAAAAGTGAAACTCCCGCACTTGCGCCTTAAGCCCGAACTCCCGGACATAAGCATTGCTGTGAAGCGCCGGATTAAGCGTCTGAAAAAGCTCCACGTCTTTCTCATTCTCGATAAGCAGTTCGAAATACTGCGCCGCGAACCTCTCCAAATCCTCTTGGCTGTGATCGTGCCGAGTCGCAAGGTCGATCGTGATATTGCGGGTAATATTCCGCGCGATGAAATCGAAGTCCTCTTTGAGCCTTCCGTACTCCACGACCATGAAATTGACATTGTGGTTCGGGTTTTCCCTCACCAATTTCAGCATCCAGCGTTCCGCCTCCGACTTGCCCTGAGGCCCGCCGTATTTCTCATAACAGTTGCCAAACGACCATGTGATCCCAATATTGCGATGCCCTGAGAAAAACTCATACATCCGCTCATCGATCAGCGCGCCGTTGGTGTTCATATGAAAGAGCATTTGCGGATACCTCTCCATCACATGCCGGATGACCTCGAAATTGACCGTCGGCTCGCCTCCCCAAAAGTAAATCGTGAACTTGGGCGCCAGCTGAAGCTTCGAGAAACAAAAGTCCAGAATATCGTCCGCTGTCTCCTTCGACATCTTGACGGGCCCGAGCGTCGAAACCTTGTGCCTCTCGAACAATCCTCTCCGGTAGCAAAAAGAACAATTCGCATTGCACGCGTGAGTCAGATACAGATAAACCGATTTATAGACAGGGATCCTCATGCCCGCACCGCCCCTTTGTAATACAGCCCATCGATGCCGGTCTCGATCGCCTTCTTGGCGATGTATTCGAACGTGGCCGTCTCGATCCGGTTCGCCCAGCAGTGATTCGCCGCAGGTTTCAAAGGATTGCCGGTAACGGTGTAGTTCTCGGCCAGACACATTGCCCGCGGACAACACCGGATATCGCCGTCAAAACAAACCTCGCAGTCCCGGCAATGCTCGTAAAGATCATCGATCCAATCGCCCATCTTTTTGAAAAAGAACGCCGTATCGTTAAATCCGCTCCACACGTCCCCGATCTTAAACTCCGGATAATTCGCAAAGAAATCGCACGGATAAACCTCACCTTTGTTATTCACGGCCAGATAGAGATACCCGCATCCGCAGAAAGTCGGCGGCACGTCCTTGAGCGCCCTGCCTTTCAACTTGCGGTAAATGTTATTTTTTAACGCAATATCCCATTGGCTCCGGCCGAACTTCGGCTGGCCCGAAAAGTACACATAGTCCGCAATCCGCCTGAACAATTCCTTGAACTGCTCGTTCTTATCCCTGACCAGATCCCAGTGCCGGGCCGAGGATATCCGCACCACCGGAACGCCGTATTCATAAAGCCGGATGATCTCCTCATAAACCCCCGGACGCTCCGGATCATCGACCACATAATGAACATCCCCACCGTTGGCTTTTACAAGATCAAGCACCACGCCTGCCTTGTCCAAATACCCCTCTCCCAAGACGCCGCGCAATGCCGAAATGCTGACGCTTAAATTAAGGTGGTATTTATGCTTCAAAACCCAGTCACGGATACCCTGATCCTCTAAAAGAACCAACCCGTTCGTTGTCACCACATAGCGGTACATGCCATAGGTATCGCAGAGATATTGCACCATCGGAAAATTCAAAAACGGCTCACCGCCGAATATGCTGAACTTGATACGCCTTTCATCGAACGTGCGCGAGGCCCAGTCCACGGCCGCATCGATAACATCCCGCGTGATCCCGCTGTCCTTCTGCCTGAATTCCTTCGGCTGATAGCAATAAGCACAACGCAGATTGCAGTCCTGCGTCATCAGGAAATAAACCGTGGTGTATTCCTGCTTGCCGTCCGTTATCGAACTGATATCGAACATGCCTTCGGACTTGTACCGTTTGATCACTTCCCGGCACTGTAGCGGCAGATCGCCGCACGCCTTGCTGTTCTTAAGTTCAAATACCGGCATCCGTCCTCCAATCCAGCTTGCTTAAACCCGGTTCGATCTCCTCAATATCCAGCCCAAGTTTGTCCCTGAGGATCTGCCGGTGCGTATCGTTAAGCTCAACAACGTGCGAGGCGTAAATCTTGTCCCTGTGCTTACCGGCCAGAAACAGAACAAACGCCGAAACGTTTCCCTTGTCGCCTTCAACGCCCAGATCCCTGTAAATCTCGCAAAGAACATCAACCAAAGCCTGAACGCTCATAAACCGTTTGTGCGTAAAACACTGAACGGTCAATTCGTCGAGGTTATTCCTGCACCAGTTCACCAGCTCGCTGACGGCATTCTCGCCTTCCAGCCGTGCGATCCTGAATGATACTTCCTGTGCTTTTGTCTGATCCTGAAACATTCCCATCACCATGAATAAGGGTTACATTTACAATTCCACGCGCTGTGGTTATGCCCGCCCGAATACTCGCACGTCCCCCAGTTCAATCCGGGCGGTGTATACACACACCAATCCCACGGCACATATCCGTCCCACGCAACAGGAGGATTTGCCGATTTATATGGATGCTCTGTCGCGGACGGCAGGTTGATACTGGCGCAAATCCAGTAATGATTGATCGAGTGGTGACATTCCGAATATTTATGATCATCACACGCCACGCCCGCGTGCGAACACGTCGTATAGTGATATCCGCAGTCCGCGCAATACTGGCACTGCTCGGTTTCGCAGATGCAACCGGTCATGAGTGCCTGAACCTTCTGTGTCATCTCCCTGAAATGAACACCCCTGACCTCGGTTGAAAGCGCCGTAATCGTGGGATCCGTGAAATCCATGCATCCGGAACTGTCCTGCGGACAATACCCGGATTCACCGCGGCCCGATTTGCAAGCCGCCAATTCCGTGCGTAGCTGATCGACATGCACCTTCCGGATCTCTGTCACCAAAGCTGTGATAGTCGGATCCGTAAAAGACGCCTGCGTAAGCCCGCGCCGGACAAACTCGGTGTTCAGAAACGACCTCAGCTCATCGATATGAACCTTGCGCACCTTCGTGGATAAATCCGTAAGTACCGGATCCGTCCAAGCCGGTGTATTTGATGAGCATTGTTTTGGGGGCAACTTATGCGCCATATCTCTCCCTACGAGGCGTAAACCGCCGTCTTATCGAAAAAGCCTTTTGTCCCTGATGCATTCGTTCCGTAATACTTGTTGTTCCCGGGTGAAGCCGCGCCGCTCTCAAGCTTCGCGGTCGAAACCCCGCCGTCCTTTAACTGCAACTGATCGCCCGCCGATACCTGAAACATCGCCGTATCGATAAGGCCGTCCAGATATTCCGGCGTCGTATCGCTGACATCTGCCTTTAATTTATTGGGCGAATTCTCTGTCGGCAGAACACCGGCCGCTGATGGCACGCTCGCCAAACCGGTCAATGCCGTTCCGCTCACCTTGCTGGCCGAGGTTATCTGCGCGAGTTTCGTATCCTCGAGACCGGCACCCGGGGCCACTTTCTCGTTCGTGATCTGAAGCGCGGGATCCGTCAACAGCTCCAACGCCTCCCAGTTGGCCCGGCACGCGGGCGGGAAATTGATCAACAGCATGTCATTTTCCGGTTTAGTTTTGTCCCAAGCCATCGCCCACCTCTCTTTTTTGATACGCCTCGGCAACCGCACTCATCTCATAAAGCTCGATACCGTGCTCGCGCAACATCTGGATCCAGCAAACATCATGAAGCGTCATCTGCCGGGCATAGTTTTCCGCCTGCTCGCCACAAGTGAAAACAATCGGCTTCCTTTTCGGCATGCGTAAAATAATGTCGCCCTTGACCGACACATACGCCATGTCGTCCGGTATCTCTTTTTTGCATTTACTACAGATCAACTTGTCCATCGCTTACTCCTTCTGACTGATTCGCGTGCTTGATAAATTTCTGCAACACCCCGTTCAAGGTCGATTTATTAAACGCCGCGTCCTTAATCCCGATACTTTTGATTCGGCTGATCTCGCCGCCGTCATTGACCTTGTATAAAATGACCCCGTTTAAGAACTCGCCTTTCTCAAACTCAATAACCACCTTGTATGGAATCAATCCCTTTGCCATTACGCCTCCTAAATCCCGTGGCTGTGCCAGTCGAACATGCCGGTCTGCACCACGCCCTGAGCGTCATACAGCTTCACCGTAAATCCGGTGATGCTTTTATCTGTAAACTGCGAATAGATGCCACTTCCGCTTCTTATCTCAATATGCACGCTCGGCTCTTCGTGATATGTTTTTCCGAAAAACACCTGCTTGCCATCGACAGCTGAAACAACCGTGGCATTGCCATAGTCATCGACATCCGGCAGGTCACCGAAATACTGAAACGTCGAACAGGTGATCTCATCGCCGATATTCTCGCGATGCAGGGCAAGTTCAATCTGGAAGTACCGACAGTAATAATCCCCGGGTTGATAATCCTCCCAATCTTTCCATGTGATATTGTCCTCTGACGTACGGATCCGGAAGCTGGCCGCCCTTAACGTTTCCTGACCGGTGAATCGATACGATGGGCTGTCGTTAAACTTCGTCACCCCATCGCTATTGAACCTCCTGCCCAATGACGTCGAAACGATCACATCGATCCCGATATGGACGCTTGCCACATACCCGAAATCCCTGACCGGGGTCGTATATGTTCCGGACATAACGCCGTCCGTGATCACGATCGACTCGCCTTCTTTTTCGATATTGTTCTTCGCGCCTTCCCAAAGCGGCTGTTCCTGATATTCCGCGATAATATTTCTGAAGGGAATCTCCGTGATCGTGACAACCGCCTCTTTTGCATTTACGGAATAATTTCCCGATGTATCGATCCCCTTGATCCAGTACCGCTGGCCGATGCCGCGTTTGACATCTTTGGTGAGATAATGCGTCCCCTGCTGAAGCGTAATGAACTCCGCGCTTTCCCAGTCAAGGCCACGCCGGATCTCATACCCCCAGACATCCACATCCGGGATCGGCGTCCAGCCGAAATACAGCATGTCCCTGTTTCGGTTAACCAGAAATGAGGACACATCCGAAGGCGGGGCTGACTTACCGACAATCGTGATCGTACTTTCAGGTGCGGAAGCAAGAGAACTCTCTTCGTTTAAGGAATCGAGCGAAGTAACTTTGATTTTATAGGTGTGATGATCGACGATATCGCCGATGATCCGGAAATTCGTCCCAGAGGTTTCTCCCCGCGCGCGCCAGCTTAAACCGTCATCGTCGCTGATATAAATCTTTGCCTTGGCGTATGACTTGACGAAATGATCCACATAGGCCGGGTGGTCAAACCAGACATCAATGGCGTTCTCGATCGTTCCGTCTGTCTTCTTAACCAGCGACTCGGTCAAGCTGAGGTTGCTGACGGCCGGGATCTCGCTCGATAAAGACGAATAATTGTTCTGCGGCAGGATGATGTCAGAATCGTCATACACCGCCTCGTCATACTCAAGCGCGGATATCTGAACCTCGCTTTTGCCTTCCCGCTGGATCGCCACCACTCTGAAATATTTTTTGACCTTGCTCGTTTCGCCGATCGCAAAGACATCGAAAGCCTGCGAGTCCTGCGGGAACGCTTCACACGAAACCTCCGTATGCGTTCCGGTCGGCGAAGTGATGAGCCGCTCCTCGATCGTATCGTCCGCAAACCGAACCTGAATCTTGTAGGACTTGCCATCCTCAATGACCATGGAGCGGTCTAATTTGACAAGCACATCGGTACTGCCGTCTTGCACCCGGCCGGAAAAACCCCACTGCGGAACATCATGCGATATCGAAATAACATCTCCAGCCTGACAGGCAATCGCATCAATCCCTGCCTTAAACGTGACCGAACGGTTGATATACCGCGCCACCTTTAACGCGTAACGCGCCGCGCGGATCGCGTAACTTGCGCCGGTCGTAAAAAGCCGAATCTGGCTTTTCCGCATTGGCTCGCCGGAAGCCAGCGATTCCTCATCGATATACGCGATCGTTTCCTGCTGATAATTTTTCTCTTTGTCGGTGAACTGAACTTCGATCACATTCGGAACCTCTTTCATCGTCTTCCAGCTCTGCGCAAACGTGTCCTTGACGATATTGCCCATGCCGAACAACTGGGTTGGATTCGTGATCTTGTCGATCTTGAATGCCAAACCGCCCGCGCTATAGACCGGCATAGCGTTGAACGTAGCGCATAATTGAATGAGAACGTCGAGGGCCCTATTGTTGCTGTCGATAACCACATCCATCCTGAACCGCTTCTCGTAGCCGCCCTGACCGTCCGCAACTTTCTCCTCGCAATACTGCGACATTTCAAGAAGCGAAGCGTTATCCAGATTTCCGGATGAAATAAACTCGCCCAGCCCGAAACGGTTGCTGATAATAAAATCCCGCAGGCACCAGACCGGATTCGCCGAATACCTCTCAACAAATGTCACCCCGTCCCATGAAAGCAAAGTGTCATCCGCAAGCAGACGGTAATCTGCCCCATCCCAGTAATAATCATCCCAATCAACCGGATCCGTGCCGTTTCTGACATCCGGAACCGAAACCTTCCTGCCCTTTACAATCGAAGTGATATTCGGCATGGATCCCGAAAGCTGGTCGGTAGCCAGAAGCTGAAGCCCTAAAAGCGCGGTGTTCGGATAACTCAAATCATCTGTCTTAAGCTCATCGATCTGAAAAAGTAAAAGGTCGCCCTGCCTTAAGGGCTGAAGCGAACTGTCCTCGCTGGTGCGGGTGATGCGGATGTCGTACTGCCCCGGGGTGAGTCCTGCCTTGCGGAATACGCGCCTGACCGATGAACGCGATTGCGCGGAAATAGTCGTCTCGCCCAAGTCGATATATGTCCCCGCGGAATGCTCTTTATACTCAACGCGATAAGTAACGCTCCAGCTCTGGATATCCCCGGAACTTGAATTCTGCTGATACAGGCCGTTATTAAGCCGTAGGTGAATCTCGAAAGCCTCGACATCCAGATCGACCGTGGTGTAAATATAGGGATTGTTTTGCGTAAGGTTGGCGCTGACCGGATAAATATTGTGCAGATCCTCGAAATTCGGGATCATGCTCTGGTAGTTCGTGCCAAAACGTTTGCTGATCGATACGCCTTCGAAGTTAACGATCGGATTATTATTCAGCTCGATATTTTCTATCGACTCGATCTCACCCTCGCAGATCGCCAGAAGAACGTTCAAGTAGTGCTTGTCGCCGTCCTCCCAAAGAAACTGATTGATGATATTGCCGCCGACGCGATGCTCTCCGTAAACCACCGCGACCGGAACCCCGACCTCCTGAATCGTTTGCACGCCGTCCCATCCGTATGTGGGCGATCCCTCATCCATCCCTGCCGAACCGAGATTGAAATCCGGCATTTTCGGCTGGTTCATATACTGGTAAATGGCGTAACCCATCGAAAGAACAAAGAACGTGAACAAGAACGGATGCGCTACCGCGGCCGCCCAGACCGCTGAAACAATAAAGGAAATCACTGCCACCACCGGTGCTTGAACTTCCGGCGCAACTACGATCTCATCACCCTCTTCGATACGCGAATCAAGGTCTTTAATACGCTTGCCGGTAACGATCACGCGTTTGTCTTTATAATCAAATCCGGAATTCTCAAGATAATCGCGCACGGATTTGCTTCTGGAATAGGTAAACTCCAGAACCTGCGCCTCCTCGAGCTTGAACGGATTGTCGATATTACGAACGGATATCATTTTCTTAACCTGTAAAATCCTTCTGTTTTCTTTTTCCACGAAACATCATCAAGCCGCGACACTACGACCCCCTGACGGCAACAATGGATAAACCGCTTCTTGCCGAGAACGATCCCGGCATGATCGGCAATGCCTCTCGAATTGACGAACAACACGCCGTCCAATACCTGCGGGGCTTCAACACGATCCCAGTCGTGACCGTAATGCTCCTTGAAGTAATCCTTGCCGCTTAAACCCCAGACCTTGCTGTATTCCAAATCCTCAATATCAAAAAGCCTGTAACCCAGATCCGCATAAACGAGTTTTAGAAATCCCCAGCAATCGAGGCCTTCCATCGTCCGGCCCCTGTGGCGGTAAGGGATCCCGAGATATTTCCCGATGATCGTCTTTTCTACATCACGTAAATCCGGCGCGTCGGTACGGACGGAAACGCCCCGAACCGGTGGTAATTCTCCAGCACCTTGCACCGCTGTTTTGTTTTGTTGCATGAAACCTCTCCTCCTGTGTACCCGCACTCGGTCGATTTGAATTTCCACGCGCAATAATTTCGCGCGTACCTGCGCGCGGGTAGATCAACGCCCAAGACATCGAACTTGCCAGTTAAGGTGAACTCCACGCTCTTCTGGTCTGCCGTATAGCTATCGATGTAGAAAACGTCGTCCATGTGCGCGTCCGGATCCGCCAGCCGGTCGGCCCAGACCATGCGGATCGTTACTTTCTTCCCGCGCAGATCGAACTGCTCCAGATAAAGCTGAATGAAGCGCGACACATTCCCAAGTCGCACCTTGACCTGATCGATCTGCCCCTGATTGTTTTCGCCGATAAACTCATGCGTGACCGGGAATTTCGAATAAACCTCCCCCTGATACGTCACGTCCTGATCGAACCCCGCGATCCTCAAATCATTAATGGAGTCGTACTTTTCGAGAACGTATAAAAAAATGGGCGCGTTCTCCTGCTTCGATTTCTCGCTGATAAATGAGGGGCTAACATCTCTCGGCATTACTTCACCTCTATAAAATCAAACTCAAAGTCGTACACCTCGTACGCCTTCATCGTGAATTTAAAACTGTCCTCGGCAAACCGAACCGTATACTCCACGGCATCGTTCGGGTTCGTCCATGTAAACGCCATAAACGAGCCGTATTTCGCGGAAAAGAAATCCCGCACCATCTCCATATCCGCCTTTGACCGACTGGAAAACCTGAGCCTCCATTTGTGTAACGGTGCCGCCCACTTGCGCCTGCGTTGTTCAACGCCGCTTTCAAACTCCGAAATGAGCGTCTTATATTCCAGCGTCTCTTCAAAAACAAAATCCGGCAAATAGCTAAAATCGCTCATGCGTAGCTCCTGATCACCGAACGGATCTTCCCATTGTTGTAAATGTCGTCGGCAATGGCATTGGAAAGCATCTTGCGGTTGCGCCAGACATCCTGCGCGTCCCACGCCTGAATCACCTGATTGACGTTGATCGTGACACCTTCCCCGCGCATAGATTCACCGCGGTTAAGCGCGCGCAGGTTGTCCGATCCGCCCACTGCCTGCATTCCCCTGCGGGAAAGCAC